CTAATGAAACAAGATCTAAACAATGATGGAAAGGTAACTATGCAAGAGAAAATTCTCGCAGCATTGTCAAGCTATGGTCGTCACTTTCTAGGTGCAACCATCGCTCTTTACATGACTGGAAACACTGACCCAGGAGACCTAATTAAGGGCGGACTCGCAGCAGTGCTCCCTGTTATTCTAAAGGCTCTAAATACAAATGAGCCGTCTTTTGGCTTTACTAAAAAGTAAAAAACAATAATCAATTAGGATAGCTCCTGTGCTAAAATAAGTACAGGAGTTTTCCTATTTAGGAGATTTTGGCAAATGGCAGGACAAAAGAATTTTGAAGTTGATCAAAATACAACATTTTCATTCACCATTGAATATGAAGATGCTAGCGGCAATCCAATTGTATTAACTGGTGCCACCGCAAAGATGCAAGTTCGTGATACTAAGGGTGGAAGCAAGCTAGCTTTTACTTTAACATCACCAGCAGGCGGTATTACAATAGATGCGCCTAACGGTAAAGTAACCGTTAAAATGACACCTACTCAAACAAATAAATTATTTTATCCTAAGTCAGAATATGACATTATGCTAATAGACTCCAATCAAAATAAAACAAAGCTATTAGAAGGATTTTTAACTTTGAGTAGGAGTGTAACCATTTAATGGCAGAACAAATAAAAGTCACCCCATCAGTAAATAATGTAAAAGTAACAGAATCTATAAATAGAGTATTGGTAGGAACCCCTGGTCCACAAGGTCCAAGAGGTAAGACGATACTTAATGGCAATGGACTCCCAGCCGAGAACCTTGGCTTAGAGGGAGATTTTTACTACGATAAATTAACTACTAGATTTTATGGCCCAAAACCAACTGACCTAACATGGGAAAATGCTCACAGCTTCTTGCTTAATAGAGAGTATTTTTTAGATTTCTCATGGGAGCTAGCTCAGCTAACTGGACCAATTTCTGGACTATATTCTATTCCAATAAATCATAATCTAGGATTCCACCCAAATGTCACTGTAAAGACTAGCAGCGGAGACATATTAGAAACAGGAATAGATTATAATAGTCTTAATACTTTAACACTGACAATGGCTCAACCATTCTCAGGGACAGCATATCTGTCTTAGAGGAGCAATGTAAATGGCAAGAAAATTTGTAGTAAGCGTTGATTTAAACAGAAATGAACTTATCAATGCTCGAATTCAAAACCTAGCTGACGCACCATCGGTAGCAGTCCTAGGTCAAATTTACTATAATTCTAGCGACAACAAGATGTACTACTACAATGGCCTGTCTGCACCAGATGGTCCATGGATGCCAATGTCTGGCTCCACAGAAGTCATACAAGATGTAATTGCAAATACACTAGTTGCTGGTGAAGGAATTGATCTTACTTATGGAGATCCTGCTGGCACATTAACAATAGATGCCGAAATTGCGACTAGTTCAAATCGAGGCGTTGCCTCATTTAATTCAACAGATTTTACAGTAACAGACGGAGCAGTAACTCTTAACTCAGAAAGAGTAGAGGATATAGTAAGTTCTCTCGTAGTTGCTGGAGAAGGCATAGATGTAACATATAACGATAGCTCAGCAAGTTTAACTATTGATGCAGAAATTGCTACAACTTCTAATCGAGGAGTAGCCTCATTTGCCTCTGCTGACTTTAATGTAACAGATGGTGCAGTAACAATAAAAAATGTTACTCTTGGAGACCAAACAACTGGAAACTATGTAGCTACAATATCTGGCACAACAAATGAAATTACAGTATCTGGTTCAGGTACAGAAAATTCATCAGTTACAATTGGTCTTCCAGACGATGTAACAATTGCGAATAACCTTAATGTTGGCGGAGACCTTAATGTAAGCGGATCTATTAATGCTGTTAATACCACTACAGTAAATCTTTCAGATACATTTATTAATCTTAACAGCGATATGCCAGAAGAAAATACTCCTTCTGTAGATGCTGGTATTACAGTACATCGTGGAGTAGAAGCAGATACCACTATAAAGTGGAGCGAGTCTGCAGATCAATGGCAGTTAACAAATGATGGATCAAATTACTATGCCATTGCAAGAAAGTTTTCATCCACATTAAGCACATCATCAACAACCTATACAATTTTGCATAATTTAAATACTAGAGATGTTATTGTTCAAATTTATGAAACTGCATCACCATATGCACAAATTGAAGCAGATGTTGAAAGATATGGCCTAAACGACCTCGTTGTTAAGTTTGCAGTAGCTCCAGATGCTGGAGCATATAGAGTTGTGGTAACTGGATAATGGCAATTAAATATAAAGTACCATTAAATTTAGCTGGAATAACAACAGATCCAGCAAATCAGCCTATCGGAAGTATTTACTATAATACTGTAAGCAATAAAATAAGAGTTTTAACAGATACTGGTTGGCAAAATGCATCTGTAGATTTAACTGCAGCTGGAAATACATCTTTTTATGGTCCAGTTGCTCCAGCAGATGTTCAAGGGTCCGACGGAGATGTTTGGTTTGATACACAGTCTTTAACTGTTTATAAAAAATTAAATGGAACATGGGGATCTGGAACAGAAGTAAATGTTTATGTTAAAGCAGAAGTAGATCAATTAATCTCAGATGTGGAGGCAATAGCCTTAGCTGGGCTATAAAATAATATGTCATTAAATTTTTCTAATATTGAATCGCTTATATCTAGTAGACTAGGTGCATTGACTGTTACTGTTACAGCGGCTTCCTCTAATGGAACAACTGTAACCTATACTGCTAATAATAATTTTACTCCTGGACAGTCTGTAAGTATTACTGGATTGTCTACAAATGCTTTTAATCTTCAAAATGTAACTGTAGCAACAGCAAATACTACACAATTTACAGTCACTAGTTCTGCTACTGGAACTGCTGTAACTGGAGCTACTGGATCAGCTGTAATTAATGTTGACACCAAGGAACTTTTGCTACAAATGAAAGCAATTGAAACAGCAACAACAAATCTATCATTGGGTAAAGTTGTTTCGGAAGGTCTTTATCAGCAAGCCGCATTAACATCAATTGCAAATCAAATAAGCGCAGAGGTTTCAGATTTCCAGGGTGATTTACAAGATTTATATGATGCTATTAATAATGCAGGAAATGTAACGGTTGGCGGAACACAATCAATTACTGGACAAAAAACAATAACATCTCCAATTCTTATTGGAACTCCAACTGCTCCAACAGCCGCTGCTGGTACAAATACAACACAGATTGCAACTACAGCGTTTGTTTTATCAGAAGTTTCTTCTGGAATATCAAATTTAATAGGCTCATCGCCTACTTTATTAAATACATTACAAGAATTAGCAACAGCAATAAATAATGATCCAACATTTTTTACTACAGTTGCAAATGGGTTGGCTACCAAGGCTCCAATTAATAGTCCAACTTTCACTGGAACTGTAACATTTCCAGCTAGCACATCTGGAGCAAATTTAGTTAATATTCCAAATTCTGCCCTGACAAACTCTTCTGTTACTATTAACGGAACATCAGTTTCTCTAGGTGGTAGTGCTAGTACATATCCAAGCCAAACTTCAAATTCTGGTAAATTTTTAACCACTGACGGCTCATCCGCCTCATGGGGAGTACCATTTTATCAGGTAATTGAACAGGACAATACCCCAACGGTTAGTCCAAGGCTTAGATTAAATTTTATTGGGGCAACGGTGTCAGATGACTTGACTAATAACCGTACGACGGTTACAATTAATTCATCAGGCGGCATGAGTGGGTACGCTCTCGTGAAGCACGTTGAAGCAATAACAGGAATACAAATTCTATAAGAATAGGGGTAAAAAATGCCAAATTATACTAGTTTATCAACACAAATAGATGCAGTTAAATCTGAAATTACTGCTAGTCTGGCAGCCAGCGTTTATAACGCACAAGATTTAGTCTTTGTTGCTTCAGCACTTAAAACATTAGGTGGAATGCTTGGAGTAGATGATATTGTTCAAGCAACTTCAGATGCACAAGATTCACTTTCTTCATTAGTTTCAGACATTTTAGACGGATCAGCACCAGCGGTTGCTGGACAGTTATATGTAGGTGATGCTCCACAAGCTTGGACCGCCGAAGCTGATCTTACAAATCCAGTCGCAGTTTTTAGATATGATTCTAATACAAACGACTCCTCATTTGCTCAGGTAGCTTTCAGTAACGATGATCCAACATCTTCAACAGACATAATTGTATACGCAGACAATGGTAATGATACCAGTGGCTGGACAGGTATCGGTATGACTGGAAATAATTTTGATGATGCAACATTCGGAATTACTGGTCCACATGATGGATACATTTTCTCATCAGCAAAAGCACCAGTTGTAGCAACAATTACATTTAAAGGATTAGCATCAAATACTGCAACAATTACAACATCTTCTGCACATGGATTTACTGCTGGTAAGACAGTAGATATTTCTGGAGTAGATTCAACATTTAATGGAAGATATGAAATTGCTACAGTTCCAACTACAACAACATTTACTTATGCAAAAACAGCTTCTCCAGTTTCAACAACATCTGCAAGCGGAACAGCTACCATGTACTTTGGAAAAGGAAACCTGGTACTTGCTACAGACAGCACTGGATCTGATAATCAGATTGTAATTGCTGCTGGTGGATATGCTTCTGGTAATACACAGGTTGTAATCACGCCAGATGTAAATGTTCATGTCGAAATTCCTACACCATCTGTTAGCCCATCAACTGGTGCGGTTACAGTAGTAGGTGGAGTCGGTATAAACGGAGATTTGAATATTGCTGGAGATGTTAATATAAATGGTACAATCTCATTTGCAGGAGGCGGAACAACTGTTGTTTCTGAAAACCTAGCGGTTACAGACCCAGCAATTTTCGTAGCAAATGGTAATACTGGAAATCTAGTAGACTTCTCTTTCGTAGGTGCATATAAGGTAGGGGCAAATACAAAGTATTCTGCGATTTCTAAAGATGCAACAGACGGGATCTGGAAGCTTGCTTCAAACATTACAACACAGCCAAACACCACAATTAATTATGCAGAAGCTGGCGTTACATATGATAAGCTACAGCTAGATCAAATAATTATTACATCTGCACCAACAATAAATTCTCACGCAACAACAAAGAAATATGTCGATGATCAAGAGTGGAACAATACAGTTCTAAGCTTGGCATTGGCAATATAATTAAGGCTAACGGAGGTAAAAAATGCCAACTAATAATATGAAAAGACTCTCGAGAGGGTCTTTGACAACATCAGAAACAACTCTTTATACAACACCATCAGGTGGACAAGCAGTTGTTACTAATATTGTTCTTACAAATACAACTAGTACTGCCATTACAGCAACAATAAAGTTGGGTACACATGAAGTTCTAAATAACTCTTCCGTGGCCGCTAATGGAGTTCTAGCGTTCGATCTTCGCCAGACGCTTGAAAGCACAGAAGCCATTTCTGGCTTTGCTTCAGCTGTGGGCTTAAAAGCACACATTTCTGGCGTGGAGGTGACAGCATAATATGGGTCTACAATCTCTTTCAAATGACTCTGGTGCCAGCGCAGCTGGTAACATTATATATAGCTTTACACCAGCAACTGGTGCAGAGTACACTACACCACTTTGTACAGAAGATGCTGTCTATAGAATTTCAGCAAACTTTGCAGATCCACAAACAGATAACGGAATAGTTCTTGAGGTATACGCTTCTGGAAATAACACAACTCCAGCACATACAGTAACTATTTATGCCGATGAGCCATATTTTTATCCAGCAGCAATCGGAAGAATTCGTGTTCTTTCAGCTGGAAATGCGCCAGCAGGTAATTTTTACAATGACTCAACAGTAATTGTAATCTCTAAACTTGCTAAGGTTGCTCCAAATAGAACTGGATTAAATAACGACGGTTTTGGAGATATCCAGGTTCACGTTGAAGCACATAATGACTGGACACAGAACGGAACAGTTCTTTCTGGATATGGATGGGGAGATACTCGTAGATGGACTGGTTGGTCATACAACTGGAATGGAACTGGAGTATATAGAATTGGGCGTTCTGATACACAAGCTTCTGTAAGATGGCAATTTAAGCCATTAAACTCACAGACATGGCAGAACCTTACAAACTTTCCAAATGATCCAGAATTTGGATCAGCATCACGTTTTACTCAGGGCGAAATTTATGATACTGAAAACTTTACATATGTAATTTTTAGATGTTCTACTACAGGAGCCGCTCAGACAGTTACGAATACTATAGATAATACAACTGTTTATAGCGGAACATGGAATACATATCTAGGAAGATATAATAAGAGTACAACTGCTTGGAATATGCTTGGAGCATATAACATAACAACATACGGAGACCCAACATTCTCTGTTGGACCACGTAAGTTCTTTATTGCTCAAGATAACTCAGGAATTTCATACTTGTTCCCATGGGGAACAGCAAACGAAAGAACATCAAATACGTTCTTTAGATATAATTTAACAACTGGAGCAAGAAGCCAGGCATCAGATGCTGCAAATCCATGGAATGATGGAGCATTTATCGGAACTGGGTTGACTGGAAGCACATCAGCATTCTTCTCAAGTCCGACAAATACTGGAGTAGGAGGTACAGACTCTTCAACAAGAGATTACGTATCTTATAATCCACTAACAAATACATGGACAGTTGTTGCAGCTCCTTCTAGAATTGGTGAAGCTTCAACATATAATCGTGGAGGAACTCCATTTAGATACAGTTCAAATGAAGTTGGATTAATTGGACGTAGAACATATACAACTACAAACGTTGCTCCATCCTCAACAGATAGATATTATGGACGTAGACTTTGGACATACAATATTTCTACAGCCACATGGACAGATAGATCAACAGATTTAGGCGACTTCTATCCACATATTATGAGACCAGCAGATTCTGTTGTTAACGATATGAGAGCATATCAACCACTATCATCTGACTGGAACGGAAGATTCTTTACATTCCTTCCTGGAGATTCACAGTCATCTCGTGGACACTACCAATATGTTAACGTGAGACAACCTAGACAGGTTTCAATCGTTGGACAAACTGGACGTGTTAGAGGAGAAATGTCGGTAGGATCTTGGTCCGTTCTAGCATTTGGCTGGATGAGAGGCCATACAACAACTCCAGGTTCTTTCCAAAACACTGGCTCATCCACAACATACGGTACAGCAAATACAGTTGAAGGTGCGGTAACTGCAGGATGGGAATTAGTTTATGTAGATGGAACAGTTAAATATGGTCCATCAAAGTTTTGGCCAGTAAATGTTATTTACGATCCAAATGCTCATAAATATTACTTGACTGGATGGCAGAATGCGCTATCTAAGTGGGTATCTACAACAAACGCAGATCGTGTAGAAAGAGTTTCTTATGTTGTAGATGAAAAAACTGGAGAGTTTACAGAAGCTAGTGCAGATTTCTATGGTAATACAACTTCACCAGGAGATATTCAAGTAGTTTCAGCAGGATTAGCGCTAACATCAGGATCACACTTTATTCGTAGACAGGATACAGCTAACTGGGCCCTGACTAATATAGTTGGAGGATATGCAGCAACTGGTTCTGGATACTTAAACTGGGGAAATTCTGACTATACATGGAATGCTGTAACAGCATATTCTGATACACAGTCAAACCAAAGAACATTGTCAACACCAGATGCAACATCAGCTGCATTCCAAATTGTAGCCTGGGGAACTGGTCCTAGAAATGTGCTCGGTATTCCAGAAGGAACACTATTCTGGAACGGAAGAGTTCTGCGTCAGCATTCATTTAGAACACCACAGGCACCATTTACAGTAGCACAAACTGGATGGAGAATTGTTTATACAACTCCAGAACCAAACCATAACACTTCAGGTTCATACTATGGAACACCGCATGTTTGGAGAGATAAGAACTTCGCAATTTGCCCAGGATCAAACCAGGACAAGTATTACGTATTTGATTTAAATAATCTATATACTACAGAGCCAAGAATTATCTCAGCACACCTTCCAATTGAAAGTACGCCAACACCAGCATATGTTCCAGCAAGCTCTGCTACAGTATCAGCTCAGTCTAACGCACACATGACAAATAGAGCATGCGTAGCTGGAGTTGAAATTATTTACGGACACGTTGATAACGACAGCGTTCGTACACTATGGTTCAATGACAATATCTATATTGTTAAAGACCCAACACCATCAGCAACACTAACTGACGACAAGAATGCATAAGGAGATAAATAATGACACTAACATATGAAGTAAATGATGATAACTCAGTCACTATTCTAAACGATGGTTCCGTCTTTTTAGTTCAATCTGATGACCCAAGAGTTGAAGGCTGGGACCCATTTGAGTCTAAGCAGTCAGCTACAGAATGGGCAGAAGAAGCAATTGAAAGATATGAATCTGAGATTGCAGCTAATGCAGCAGCACTAGAAGATGGAAGAGAAGAAAGAGAAGCCGAATTAGCAAAGACCATAGAGTCAAATGGTGCGCTTGGCATTGAAATTCTAGAACCATCTGCTCCAGAAGAAGAATAAACTGATTTAATTATAATACGGGCAGGCCACTTAAGGCCTGCCCGTACTTATCGAAAGAAAGAATAATTTTATGAAAAAAGTTGTAGTCGGAGTAACAGAAAAAATAGATTTAATTAAAAAAGAATTTGTTTTATCTCTATTGGCAACAGTAAAAGAATGTTTTGATAATGATATAGAGCTTTATTTTGATTTTACATCTGAAGAAACTACTGAATATATGAATAAGAATCTTATATGCAATAGAGTTCTTTCTTCTGAAAAAATTGATGGAGTAGTATTTTTAAATCCAAATTTAGAATGGTCTCCTAAAACATTAGTTGATCTTATTTCTCACGGCGAAGACATTATGTGTGGTGTATATCCACAAGATAATATAAATGAAGAGAAGTATATGGTATCTCTTAAAGAAAATTATGATGAAAATAAGTCTTATGTCGAAGCTACAATAACACAAGATGGTGCTCTGTATGTCTCAAGGGAAGCCTTGGTTAAAATTTCAAATAACGCTAAATATTATGGAGAAAAAGAATTTTATTTTTTCTTTATGCCAGAAATTGTAGATGGAACATACACTATAGCAAATGACACCTTCTGTAAACTAGCTATAGATTCTGGAATCACATTAAATCTAAATCCTAAGCTACAATTTATAAATATCGGCAAGATTCCATTTTCTGGAGACTTTTTAAAAGTTATTTCAAATAAATGGATAAGCGATACTTCTAGCGAAGAGTTCATAGTTAAGGACCCTGTAGTATAATATAAATATGTCATACCAGCTTAAAGTAATTAAAGACTCCCCGATAGCCTTTTGGCCACTAGATGAGTCTTCTGGTACTATTGCTGCTGACTCTTCTGGTTGTGGTAACAATGGAACCTACGTTGGTTCTCCTGCCGCAAATATGCTCCCATTGATTCCAGGCGGCGGATCTGGAACTAAAATAACAAATACATCCTATATTACTTTGCCCACATCAAAAGATTTTTATGGATCTACAGTGTCAAATGGACTAGGTAATAAATACTCATCAGATAACGATTTTACTTTAGAGATATGGATTAGCCCATCTATTCAATCTTCAGCGGAAACAACTATACTTGCAGATATTACAGATAGCATAGGGCTATATTGGGAAAAAGGTGACATTGTATTTAAGGCTACGGGATCAGAGCAAATTAGGTGGGCAGTAACATATACTAAAAAGGCTATTCATGTCGTAGGCGTATATTCAGTAAACTCTATCCATCTGTATATTGATGGAACTCAGGTTGCAAGCAAGACACTAGAAACAAATTTTAAATTCACAAACACATCCCTTGACCTACAGGTTGGTCCAACATCTAATGCTGGAGATTTTTTTATTGTAGATGCTCCAGCCGTATATAGATATGGATTAAATTCATCAGCAATTAATAGACACTATAACGATGCAAACTACTATATTCAACCGATACATGTTGTAAACCCAGAAGAAGGAATTCTATTTTCATGCTCAGATAGAACAAATAGAATAGACTTTGATTATACATATGGTGTGGACGTTCAGTGGGATGATATTGTAGACTCAAACACTTACTATAATGATAAAAATAAATACATATCGTTTATTCCAACCACTACATCTGAGCCCAAGTCATTTGTGGTAAATGACTTTTTATTTATTCCAATGGAGTCTGGTTTTGTAAATTCTAAAATTGAGTGGAGGAACGATTTAGGTATATCTGTAGAAACTAGCGTAGATGGAACAACATATGTTTCATGTATAAATGGAGAATCAATACCTCAGTATAAAAAAGGAAGCTTTAATACAAGTGGGCTTTTATATATTAGAATTACAATGAGTACCAGTGATGCCAGCAAGTTTCTTCCAAGACTTTCATATTTTTCAATCAAATTCTATAGTCAGTCTAGAATATATGCTGATAATTTTAATAGCTATATAGAATCAGACGATCAATTTGCCATAGGATCCTTAAATTATTCGCCGCTTATAAGACATTATAATAATGGTATCAGGCCTGGTTCAGGGTACGGCTTTGATATCAATACTGAATTAAACATAAATACAGTAGAAATGTTTTTTACCCCTAAAACAAACGCAGCAAATACTTTATTTTATAATCTATCTACAGGAGCCAAGTATGCCTGGAATGGGTCTGGAACGGTCTCTAAGGCCTCTATAAGCAAGGTTTATGTCAATGGGGTAGATAAGACCTCACAGACCAATATAAGCAATTTCCTGGTGGCTGGAGAGCCACATCACATTGTTTTGGTGTTGTCATCAGCAGTAACTGGAGCCCTTCAGTTTAATTATGAGACTTTAGGCGGGCCAGACAATCTATATAATAATATTGCAATATATAATAGATCTCTTACTGAAGAAATGGTAGACTCTCATTTCGACTTGTACTGTGGAAGGCCAACAGTTTCTATTTCAGATCCAGTCATAGACATGACAGAATTGACCCCAGTATATTATGATAATGACTGGATAGTGGTACAAAGTACATAAATTTGTCACTTAGCCTGACAAAAAGCTGGACTTAGATAGTAAAGAATGGTAAAATAAAATCCTATGGACATTAAAAAAATAGGCGCTAAGTTTAATGAAGACGAGACAACTCTCGGAGTGTATGTCTGGGAAATGCCAGATGGACGCTGGATAGGAGACGATGATGGGAATTTTCTTTCGATCACGTCCAAAAAAGGCAATAGATCCAGAATCGATGCTTTGGCTAGAGAAGTTCGCACATACGGTATATATGAGGGCGGGCCTAAATTTCTTATGGGTAAACGAAAAATCAACGACGAAGAATTTGAAGAACAACAAACAAGATTAAAGTGGGGACTGACACCAGACCCACTTGATATTGGTGAATATAAGGACCAGATGAAGGCTCTTAAAAATGGGGGAATAGCATGATAGAGTTTATTGAAGATGAGAGTTCAGAAGAAATTTCTATTTCTAACGTTGCAGACTGGATGAGATTTAATACTCCAGTGGAGTCAAAAAGCTTGGACCCATTTAAAATTGAAGGTGAAGATTTAACTAAGGTATCTGGATTAGGAGCCTCATTTCGCCGTAAGATGAATAGGGATTTGCAAAAGCGATTCCAGGGAATCGATGGTACAGAGACACAGCAAAATCTTTTAGCGCAGGCTATAACTGGATATGCAATGTTCGATCTTATTGAGCCGCCATATAACCTAGACTATCTTTCTAAAATTTATGAAATTTCGCCATATAATTATGCAGCAATTAATGCTAAGGTTTCTAATATAGTTGGCCTAGGTCATGATTTTGTTGAAACAAGAAAAACACAAGAAGCATTTGATAATATTACTGATGACAAAGCACTTGACCGTGCACGTCGTAAACTAAATCGTCTTCGTCAAGATCTATATGACTGGCTAGAAGAATGTAATGAAGAAGAAACATTTACTGAAACTTTAATTAAAGCGTACACAGATGTTGAGGCCACAGGCAACGGATACCTTGAAATTGGTAGAACTTCAGCTGGTAAAATCGGATATATTGGACATATTCCAGCAAAGACAATGCGTGTTCGTAGACTTAGAGATGGCTTTATTCAATTGCTTTACGGTAAGGCTGTTTACTTCCGAAATTTCGGAGATCAGGAAACACCTAATCCAATTGATGGTGGCCTAGAGCGTCCTAATGAAATAATTCATTTAAAGAAGTATACACCAACAAATAACTATTATGGAATTCCAGATATTATTGCTTCACAAAATGCTATGGCTGGTAATGAGTTTGCTGGTAAGTATAACTTAGATTACTTTGAAAATAAGGCAGTCCCAAGATATATCATAACCGTAAAGGGCGCTAAGTTATCTACAGAATCAGAGCGAAAACTACTTGAATTTTTTCAAGTGGGCCTAAGAGGAAAGAATCATAGATCTCTATATATTCCTCTTCCTCCAGATTCACCAGATTCAAAGGTTGAGTTTAAGATGGAGCCTATTGAGGCAGGGACTCAAGAGTCTTCATTTAATGTATATCGTAAATCTAATAGAGATGAAATTCTATTATCTCATCGTGTCCCAATTAATAAGATTGGAACCCCAGAAGGAGTTAATCTGGCGGTGGCAAGAGACGCCGATAAAACATTTAGAGAGCAAGTATGTCGTCCAGCTCAAATGAATTTAGAAAAGAAATTAAATAAAATTGTTCAAGAGATGACTGACGCCTTGCTGCTTAAATTCAATGAATTAACACTAACAGATGAAGATACTCAGTCTAAAATTGATGAAAGATATTTAAGAATGCAGGTAATTACCCCAAATGAAGTTAGAATTAGGATGGGGATGGTCCCTCTGGATGGTGGAGATCAAGTCGTGGAGCTAAAGCCACAGGCCCAGGCAGAGGTTAGGGCTCAAGCTGGAAAAACCAGAACTAGAGATTCTGAAAGATCTGCAAATTCTCCAGATATTTCTGGAGAGGGCCGAAATGCCCAGGGTGATGGAAGACAGGTTGACTAGCCCTACTCAACCATTATTTGCGTTATAGTTAATAACGCTATAAAATTAAGCATATGAATATTGAAAAATCTTTATGGTCTTCAAATGGCGATAACATCAGTTTATCTGTGCCATTTACTAAAGTCAATCGAGAGAAGCGCACCGTCTCGGGTTTTGCCACACTTGATAACTTAGATCAAACTGGTGATGTTGTTTCAGCAGAAGCAAGCCTAAAGGCATTTGAGAACTTCCGTGGAAACATTCGTGAGATGCATGGATCAAATGCAGTTGGTAAAATGGTTTCATTTAGACCAGAAACATTTTATGATCCCATGACAAAAGAATTTTATAATGGAGTTTATGTAGACGCATATATTTCAAAAGGCGCACAGGATACTTGGGAAAAGATTTTAGACGGAACATTGGCAGGATTTTCAATCGGCGGAAAGATTGTAGATTCAGAAAACGAAGTTAACAAGTCAACTGGTAAAACAGTTCGCTTTATTAAGGAATACTCATTGATGGAGTTGTCAGTAGTTGACTCACCAGCAAATGAGCTATGCAACATCTTGTCTGTTCAGAAAATGAACGGTCAGCTAGTATTTAAAGGAATGGCAACAGAAGTTGTAGCAGAAAATATTTTTTACTGTGCAGACAGTGATTCAGTATTTGTATCAAAAGAGTCAACATATGATTCCCCAGTTACAGGTAAACCTGCAACACTAATCGGTTGGGTAGAGTCAAACGATGTTAACAAAGCAAAAGAAATAGATAAGATTCTTGATTTACACAAAAAGTCAAGATTGTCCATGCCTGAAACACAAATTGCAAAACAGGCAGACATAGAAGGAGGTAAAGAAGTGTCAGAGAATACAGAAAACGTAGTTGCAGAAGATGCAGTAGCACCAGAAGCAGCCGTAGAAGACACAGCAGCAGTTGCTCCCGTAGAGGAAGCACCAGCTGTTGAAGAAGCTCCTGCAGATGCAGTAGCAGACGC